CGCCGAGCTTTGCATCCTGTTGTGACTTGATGAAGGAATTGAATCCACCAATCATGTCCGCACGAATTGATTGCATTGAGCCTGAACGGTCAATGACGAATATAAGATATGTTAGTCCACTTTTCATGACCAAAAATATACCACAGATTCAGATGAAGTCAAGCTTTTCCTTACCCGTTTGTCCATAATAACGTCTATGTTTTTGATTTCAGTATAAGGTATTCTGAGCAATTCTATGTTTTCTTTTTTAGCATAATTTGTTTTAACCTTATCTCTGAATTGACAACTTTCTATTTCTTTTTCTGTAATTTTATGTTTTGGTCCGACGTGACCACCTACACATTCTTTGAAGTGTTGTTCACCGTCATACTCTATCAGAATGTTATGTATAGGAAGATAGAAGTCATATTTTAGTGGATACCCAGTTTTTGGATTTCTACAGTTTGGGAATCCTTTTTGTATTTGATAACCGATGTTATGTTTTAACAACCACATCAATATTTTATGTTCACCCCTTGAAGCACAACAAACCGGACAACCAGCACCACTTAAATGTGAATGAACTGTTTGTATGAACTTGCCGTGTTTTTTGCAAATAATTTCAATAGGAGTTCCATCAACACTGATAAAAGTTTCAGTAAAATCGGGGTAAGTATATTTGTTTCCGTGAACCTTTTTTACTTTTTCAAGGAAATCACTAAACGTTGTTCTCCTAATATCTGCCATCGAAATCTTTCCACATTTAGAACACCCATCACCCTGCAAATGCCTATCAGGTCTTTGAGAAAATGTTCCGTGGATAGGACATATAATCTCTATGTGCGCTTTATTATTATCATAATCAATCCTACTGTAATCATATTTGTTGTTATGAACCAAGGATGATTTCTTTATAAATTCTTCCCTTGATAGTTTTTTCACTCCACTACATTCTGCACACCCTCTACCACCGGATAAAATATGGCCTCCAGCATTTTGATAGAATGGTCCATGCGTCGGGCATATTATCTTAATCTTTTTTACCATGCCTGTATAATGTGACTCACTATAATCAAACTTGTCACCATGAATTGCTTTAGCTTTTTGTATCCAAGATTCTGTAGTTTGGTCAAACCCCCTACACAACCTACATCTATCTTTTTGATATAAAAGCCCGTGAGGATTCATTTCTACGAATCCATGAGTTTTACATCCAATGAGAACGCCTGTCTTCCAATTAACAAATTTCAATTTACTCAAATCATATTCATCACCAAAATTATTTTTGATTCTTTCCAAATATTCTTCTTGAGTTATTCTGTAATTTCCTTTCCTTTTTCCTACTCGTGTCTTGGTTTTATTGCAGTGCGTGCATCCACGTTTGATGTGAGACATTGGCATTAATGATGAAAATCCGTGTTCAGGGCATCCTATAATAACAGGCGTCTTTAAGTTGACGTAAATAGTTTTACTATAATCAAATTTGTCGCCATGAGTAGATTTGGCTAAAGCTATGTATTCCTCAGTAGTATATCGGTGATTACCGGCACATTTTGGACATCCAGCAGATGCACTTACATGTCTTCCATAGGGCATAAAGAATGACCCATGTTTTTTACATATTATCTCCATCTTATCACTCGTTCTAACGTAAACTGCTTTTGAATAGTCATATAAGTCACCATGAACTTCCTTCATACGAAGAATCGCTTCATCTTGAGAAAGAAGTTTTTTGGAATTTTGAACATCAACCGCACATCTTGGGCATCCACCACCTGCTATATGAACCCCGGCGCTTTGATTAAAAGGTCCATGTTTAGAACAAATGATTTCTAACCTTTCATTGTTCTTAACATAAACAACTTTAGAATAATCGTATCTATCTCCGTGTTGTCTCTTAGCATCTTCTATCCACTCTTGTTGAGTTTTAAGTCTATAAAATCTATTACCAATTTTCATGAAAAGATAGTATCATTTACAAGCAAATAGTCAATTTTTTATAGTTCTTTGTCGTAGGAAGTCAAGTCTGATTTCACCATTTTCTCAACAAGTTGTTTGAAGTTGGTCTTCGGTTTCCATCCCAATTCATTCTTAATTCTACTTGGGTCTGCCAATAAGATTTCGACTTCAGCAGGTCGATAGAACTTTGGGTTGATTGTAACCAATTTACATTCATCAGAAGCTAGTGGTTTTGGACCTGAACTATACCAGAAGTATTCATCCACGCCCTTCTCACACCACTCTCCACGTATTCCTACCAACCCAAAAGCTTCATCAATGAATTCACGAATGGTATGTTTCTCACCACTACCAACAACGTAATCTTGAAGATTTTTTGTATCGGTTTGATGTAACATCTTCCACACTGCATCCATCATGTCTTCAGCATCGGACCAGTCACGCTGTGCATCAATGTTACCCAGTTCGATTGAAACAATTGGTTTGTCATTTACGATTGCGTCGTAAATTCTTGTAACACCCTTGGTAATCTTTCTTGTAACAAATTCCTCACCACGTCTCGGCCCCTCATGATTGAACAACCAACCTTGAACAGCATAAAGACCATATGACTCTCTATAAACTTTGATTAATTGACGAGCAGCCGACTTAGACGCGCCGTAAGGGCTACGTGGTCTTGCTGGGTGTTTCTCATCTTGTGGTTGATAGGCGACATTTCCGAATTCCTCAGAAGACCCCGCGTTGTAAAATCGGCAGCTAGGTTGTAGTCTCTTGATAGCCTCCAAACAATCCAAGATGGCGGTAGAATTACATTCCCAAGTCTGACGAGCAAAATCCCAAGAAGAAGCTACAAAACTCTGAGCAGCGAAATTGATGAAGTAATCAGGCTTCGCATACTCAATAATTTTGTATATTGAGTGGGAGTCTGTCAAATCGAAGTTTACAAGTTGAAAGCGTGGTTCGTTTTCAAGATGATTGATATTAACGTGGTTGTCGGAACTTAACCTTCTAGCACCACCTATAACAGATGCGTTTGTATTGGATAGAAGATAGTCAACCATGTGACTGCCATCTTGTCCTGATACGCCTGTGACGAAAACTACAGTCCCTTCGGGACGCTTGATATCTTGGATGTTATTAACCTTCATATTCAATACGTATTCACATACGCAAGAAAACAAAAATTATAATGATTCCAACCAAACTTTTGTTGCACGCTTATTATACTTCAAGATATTTTCTTTATTCACTTTCTGAATATCATGGTCTTTGCCCTTGTAAGCAAATCGAAGTTTGTCAGCCATATCTTCTACTGAATTTGGGTCAGCTTTGTATTTTCTGTCCAACCAATCTATTTCATCAGAACCTATGACCGCGATGTTATTCCACGCCAAGTCGGCGGCAACGATGTTGAAGGTTTCGCTTAGACTCACTTGCATACCAACATCAGTGTTCATTACCACACGAATAAATTCACGGTGGTCCATCCACGGATGAAGAATAAGTTTATGTGGAGTATCTTTAAAAGCATAGATTAGGTTTCTCAACACCGCATCGCCTTTTAGTTCACATCTATCACTATTGATATGGAAGTGAATCTTTTTATTTAACTTATTACCGAAAGTTATGGCAGCTAGAGCTTGATTAAGATGATTCTTCATCGGTCTAATAGCTCCAAAACAACCAACATTTATGTGGTGTCTATCTCCATCACATCCAACATCTACCAAATCATCATAATCAGGTGGATAGTATATGTTTGGATAGTATGCTACTTTTATATTATAGGCAGACTTAAATGCTTCAATTATTTCTAAATTGTTGGCTGCGATTGAAAGTTGTGGATAAATCTTTGATAGTTCATCATATTCACGTAACCATTCCATTGCCATTCCTTCGTTAGCAAGAAATGGAATCTTACTGTGAATTCTAACAAACCACTTAATTTTTGGATGAAGTGGAATTAGTTCTTCAAATTTTGATGGAACAACCCACAATGCTTCAATGAAAACGTGGGTTGGTTTGAACTTATGAATTTCTCTGTCAATATCATTATTGTCAACTACAGATACAACTTTGGCATCAATACCATTCTGTTCCAAAGCGTTCTCAATAAATCGGCATGAATTTATCAAACCAAATGAGGGGCCATAGAAATTACTCCTTATTTTACAAATGAATAATACCCTAGGCGTCACCGAAGCTGGTGGGTGGTGCTTCTTCGATGCGTCCGAGTTGTTTCGTTTTTCTGTCATAATGTTTTAATGTATTTATATGTATTATCAATATTATCATAACACCAATAACCATCGGGGTTTCTTCTTTCTCCCCGTTCTTCGTGTGCTAGACGTTCCCACTCTTTATACCATTCAGAATCAATCCAATCATTCTGATTCGGTATCTTCTCCGTTATTTCCTTCTTTAAATTTAGAAAACTTCCTGTGGAATTCATCAAAATCATCCTCTGTTAATGTCAACATATTTACTATTGCATTGATAATATAACAAGAATGATATTTTCCTACTTTCTTTTCTGATAACTTCTTAGCTATCACCGATGCAAAATAGGTTAATTCCATTATACGCTTCTTCTCTTCACTTTCTTCCAGCCCCTCAATTATCAAGCCGGGAATCTTTTGGCTTTCTATCGCTTTTTGAGTGTCCTTAAGTACCGTAGTCCTTAACAACTCTTGTAATTTGTCAGCATCCAACTTGGAACTCTTTAACTTATCACGAAGTTTTTTAACATCCACTGCGGTTACTTTCTTCGCTATAGAGAACGTCGTTAGAATACCTTCCTTTGCCAATATGTGATTCGCTGTTTGCATATTCTATCTAATAAATATAACAGGTAATTAGAATCTAGCTTCTATCTTTCTTGAAGACCCCTGAATTCGGTCGGGGTCTAAAAAGTTAAATTCTACTTTGCCTCTTCTTATGTATCCTCTTCCTGTAAGAAACATGCAATTGTAACACAAAATCTCAATGTTTTCCAATAAATGATTTTTTTCATTGCCATCTTTGAATGATATTAGTAAAGGCATTTTACTGTCGGTGACTCGATGTTCTTCAAATCCACA